AACCAACAGGTTGTAAGAGTTGCTGATATTTCCATAAGTCCTTTGAACTGCAAAATGAAAGCGGCAATTGTGAATCCAGTCACCGCAATAATGGAAAGAAAGACTATGTAATCAGCAAAATGGCGCTTTTTCTTTTTGGGTTTTTGTTGCCTTCGTCCACCATAAAGCCGCATATTACCACCTTCTTTCTAATCGTGCAACGAAGCATTTTTGAACACATTCTTTTCCAAGGCTTTAATCTGCTGTATAGCGGTTGCCTTCCATTCCCGGAATTCCTTGATATCGTCTTTGATGTTTTTCAGGTCACTTTTGATTTCTGTAACCCCATCACCGATGTTTTCAAGCTTTACAATTACTGTGGTCAATTGTGTGGCATCTTTTTTATCATCACACTTATTATTTCTTCTTAGGTTACATACCCCTTGATAGATTCCGAAAGCCAATGAGATTCCCGAAATCACCAGTGCAACTTCAATAGTCATTCTTCCATCCCCCTTTAAGGCTTAATTGTCCAACCATAAACGCCGGGTTCATACACATTTGAATCAATGTCATTCACCCAAAGTTTACCGTTGTGACTTACAATGTCACCTTTTAGGTAAGCATCGTGCGCCCCAAGGGGTTGTGTCCAAATTGAAACCCCTTCATCTGTAAAGCCAATAGCCTTAAACAATGAAGGGGCTGTGCTTGGTTGCCAATCGCCTTGGCTTGTGTGTTCTGTGATAACGCTGTATAGCTGTGTTTCACCGTCTTGGTTCGTTCCGTATTTCAGAATCTTACCAGCTGGGTATTTTTTGCCCGGAATCCAAGGTTCATACAGGTCAGCAATTTCCATTGCTTCTGTTTCGGTAAGGTTCAAATTTCCGGCAAACAACTGAACCGCCCTTGCGGTTTGCTGTGCCAAGAATAGCTTTTTTTCTTTATTCATGCTAATTCACCCCCAACAAAGTATTTAAGATTTCATCCAGTTCATCATTCTTTTCTGACATAAGACGAATGTATTCATCTTTGTCATACTGAATTTCATGGTATTGCCACACCATGTTTCCTTCAGCATCAGGCACTTGCTCAATGTTTGTGTGAACATACACCGTATCTTTACCGACAACCAAAGGAACTGCCATTTCAGGCGAACCTTGAACAATTCCCATGTCCTTCATCATGCCACCGCCTTTCCTTTTATTTGTGTAAGATAATACTGTTCAAGGTATGGTTTAATGGGCTTCAGGTACTTTTCCGAAAGCCTGAAACTGTCGCACCAAATAAGCCATCCTTTATATGAATTGGCTGAACACCATTCCTTGTATGTCATTGAAAGCCCTTTTGTAAGCTTTTTAGCAAGCCGCATCAGGCTTCGCTTGAAGCGTTTGCAGGTCTTTTTTCGCAACAACTTATAACCGTAAAAATGACGATACCCGACAAAATCAACGCCCCTGATTCCAGTGGGAAACACTTGCCAATTGTCCTTTATAGTCAGCTTTAGATTTCCCCAAAGGTACTTATCCATTTGACGCTTTAACCAATGTAAAAAGTCTTTGGAATGATGTAAAATCACAATATCATCCATGTACCTGACTACATAGGAAACCTTCATTTCTTCTTTTAGCCAATGGTCAAAGTACGCCAAATAGAAATTGGCAAGGTACTGTGATAAATATGAACCTATTGGAACTCCTTTACCTTCAGGAACACTATCAATGATTTTATCCAGTAATTCAAGAAGGGCTTTATCTTTGAATTTTTTCCGCAACAGGTTCTTCAGGATTTCATGATTGATACTTGGGTAAAACTTATTTATATCAATCTTCAGGCAATACATTGTTCCCGCTTCATCCTTCATGTACTTGTCCACAAGGCTCATTGCTTTATGTATTCCACGCTTTTTTATTGAAGCACAAGTGAAATCTGTAAACACTTTGTGGAATACTTCTTCAATTTGAAGCATGATTGCCCATTGAATGATTCTGTCCGGGAAATATGGCAACTTCATAAGTTCCCGTTCTTTTCCTTTATCACTGATGATGGAAACCTCATATTCACTGACTTCATAGGTTCGATTCATCAACATTTCCTGAATTTGCCCCAAGTAGAAATCGGGGTCAGAATCAACCATCTTAACTTCTCTATAAAAGGTTTTATCCTTTCTTGCGTTTCTATGGGCTTCCTTCAGGTTTTCCATAGTGCATATTTTGGGGAAAATTCCACCGTACCTTTTCATTGGCATACCTCCTATTGATGTTTTTTGAACCGAACCTTCGGCACAAGAAGCCTACCAATACGGCGAAAAAGATTGTTATGTTTTGCCAAGAGGCAGGGCAATCCGGCATTTTTATTTTGAAACATTTGGCGCGTGCCATAATTCGAATTCGAATTATCAGTGGCATGATTCACATTAAGATAGAAAACACCTGCATTATCACCATTATTCCAATTACCACTGAAATTCGGTAAGTGGGAAGTGTTCAAATTAGTGTTATCTGTTCTTTTTCTGCTAACCGTCCACTTAATGAGATTGCCCATATTAAATTTTTTACAAATACATCAGGCGCGTGCCATAATACGAAGACGAATAATCAGCGGCACGATGCACATAAAGATAGAAAACACCCGCATAATCACCATAATCCCAATAACCACCGAAAACCGGTAAGCGGGAAGCGCTCAAATAAGCGTTATCCGTAAAATGGGTTGTTGCTGAACCGCTTACTTCTTTTGCGATAAATCCAGTTTCGGTTGTTCCTTGGGGCTTGCTCATATAATTTCCAATATCGGAAGTTGCACCTTGCCCACGATTTGTATAACCTGAACCGGTATCATTAAAACCTGTAAATGCTGTTAGCATATTTCTGTTTGCATCACTGAATAACCCATCAATGAACCACCGTAAATTCCCCCACATATCTTCTATGTTGAGGAAGCACATTTGCTGTTTTCCAGAGGTTTCCCCAAAGTCAATTCCCTTGGCATTCGTTCCACCTGTCGCAATAGCGGCACTGTTTCCATCCACATAACCACGCCCAAGGGCAGTTTGGGAATCCCTATTTTTATACTTTATCAGGAAAAGGCATTGAAGCAAGGTCAAGGGGTAGAATGAAACAATATCATAACCCGCACCGTTAGCTTGCGCCTGATTTCGGAATGTTCCAATGGTTTGATTACCAGTTGGCGTTTTTCCGCTTAAACTTCTCAATTTACCGCCACTGCTCCATCCAAGATAAGCCCCAATATATAATTTCGACCTATCACCTTCAGCCGACCTTGTATGTGCGTAATATTTGAAATTGACGGTATCGTTGGGGTTATCTGTTACTTTAATCGTCAGCGTATTCCCGGAAGTAGTGATTTTGAATCCGGTTTTAGGTATCTCAATCATTACATCCCCATCATTACCGCTTGTAATATCGGCACTTGTACCATCTGCTTTTTTAGTCAGGTCATTGGGGTTCAGATAGTATTGCACCACGCCATTCTTCAAAACACAAGGCTTGATATCCTTAAAAATCGGCATACTATTCCATGCCGAACCGGGGTTCATACCAACCGCACCATCGGTATAAGTAACTGCTGTTTCAGGATTTGAATTGGTAAGGTCAATAGCAACTCCGAAGATTACATAAGGCTGTGGTGTACCGCTTAAACGGTTTGTAGGATTTGTATTCACCCCGTTTGTAGTGTTGTATGGGAAAAGTTGATAATAATAAGTTGTTCCATTTGTTAGCCCGGAATCAACAAAACCATTGCTTGCATATGCACCCCTAACTTTGTTATCAACCAACACCGCGCCATCCGAAGGGCTTGTGGGGAAGCTTCCGGCTTTACGAACAAGCTTTGTTCCCGCCCAAGCAGAAACCACCGTTCCTTCAATGACCGTATCATTTGGGTCAGTCCATCGAATAGTCAATTGACCATTTCCAGTTTCAACAGAAGGGTTGATAACATCAAGCGGGGGAAGTCCACCGCCCCCGGTTTCAATTTCAATCCATTCCGAGCCGTTGTTAAACTGAAGTTTGTCATTGTACCACCGTAAACCGTGAACGCCTTCAGAAGTTCCAACTTCTTCATTTTCATGTTCTGTTAGAAGCGCACGAATAGCGGCATCATCATAATTGGAAAGCCCATTCAGCTTTGATTTTTCAGAAGCGGTAAAATTAGCTTCCGAAAGCCCTTTTCCGGCTTCTTTGTCAACTTTGTTCTGTAATGCGGCATCATTATCTGCAATTCCCTGCTCAATACGATTCATGTCTGATGCTTCTACTATTTCGTTATTTTGCCAATTTGTTTTTCCGATATAAGCCATTTAATTTACACCCCTTCCTTTATTAAGATATTATGCTTTAATATGACTCTTTCTAATATTGGCACATAGACTACTGAGTCCGCAAGTACCGTTCCGGTTGAGTCAAGCAATTCAATCTGAGTAATTTCTGGGATTCCATCAGTCTCCGAAACCTCATATTCTACCATTACAAGATTATTGACCGCCGCTTTTGTTATAAACGCTGGGACCATAAAGGTTCCATTGATTCTCACATCTGCAATATCCGATGCCGTAAAGGTTGCCATGTGATTAAGTAAATCTTGTTTTATTGATGGAGTCGTTGCCACCTTTATCACCCCCATATCATCTAAACTTGTGAATGGCTTTAATCCTAATACCCAAGTACTCCCAAGTCGATAATTGAAATTGACCTGAGTTAAATTGATTGATTCTCCTGCTCTTATCTCCTCATAAACCAGCGGTCGATTGATAAATACGATATTAGCTGGTTTTAATTTGGTTACCGTCACAAGTATCTCATGGAACCATTCTTGATTCTCCGCCGAACTCTCAATGTAAAGAGTATAATTAGGATAATCAATGCTTACTGTGTATCTATCTACTCCAATGATTTCATCAAGTCTTTGCTTTAAAAACCTAAAAGTAAAGGGAGGGACCATGGATAATCTATTGATGATTCTCTGTCTTCTAAATTCGATTGTTTCAGTAGCTGGTTTTGGGATGATATTAAGCATTTTTTCATATGCTATAACACCATTAATATCAGCAGTCAAAACATATTGATTATCTCTGACCTTTTTGGTCTCAGTATCAAGATTATCAAACAAAGTATTTTCTGACGCTATCAATCCCTCAAATTCTAATATAGCATCATATATATTTGGCAGGTATTGTTTAATATCACTCACTAATAGTCACCGTCCCTAATACCGGAAGCTCTTGAGTGGTCGCATCTTGAATCAAAGTCAAATCAGAAGCAAGACCATTTATAGTCGTTCCGGTTATATTTGCAATCCCTGCCACCCCCAATACCGCCGCATTGATTCTTGCTATATAGACTGCCAGAGCATAATTATTGAGGTCATCTGATATGCCCCAAATCTTTCTCAATCCAAGTAGATAGCTTTCTATTGCTTCCTCAATTAATGGAGTTACTTGACCAAGGGTATATCCGCTCTCAAGTACAACTGTTGCGGTGATATCAATAATCTTTTCGGTTGGGGTGGTTACAGTTACGGTATGGCCTATTGGAGCAAGACCAAGA